TCCACTTGAATATCGATTTTAGTTTCGATATAAAGAAGAAACCCTAGGAGGTTAAGATGTTAGCAGTTACTCTCACGTTCTCAGCATTGTTTTCAGTTATGTTCCTGATACTAGGAACTCTAGTTGGTTGGTTAGCCAAAGACTATGTACTACAAAGAGACTCCAAATACATCCCATTACATCCAGAAATGTTTGACGAGAATGGACAAATTATTCCTGATGAAGTGCTAGCAGTGAGGTTTGAAAATGATATGGTTGATCCCGATGATCCTTTGAACTAACTCAATAAATACGATATACTGAAACGAGAAAGAAAATTACTATGGCTACATCAACAAAACTCCCACCCAATGCTTTCGTGCATGAGATTCTTGCACATGTATCTAAACAAAAAAGTGTTGCAAAGAAAGTAGAAGTATTAAAAGAATATCGTAATGATGCTCTTACTGCTATTTTGATTTGGAACTTTGATGATACTGTCTATAGTCTCCTCCCTGAAGGTGAGGTTCCCTTCAACAGGAATGAAGTACCTGTAGGAACCGATCATACTTCTCTGAGGAGAGAGTGGAAGAACCTCTACCACTTTATTAAGGGTGGTAATGATAAACTCTCCAAGACCCGTAGAGAGTCTATGTTTATTCAGATGTTAGAAGGTCTTCACCCAGAAGAGGCAGGTATTATTTGTCTGGTGAAGGATAAGAACCTAGGGACAAAATACAAACTGACCAAAGACCATGTATCTAAAGCCTTTCCTGATATAGTATGGGGAGGTAGATCGTAAATCCCATGAAAATCGTTCACGAAAATTGTGACCTTGAAAAGTGTAACAACATTAAGTTGCCGAACACTGCTTATGTTGTGACCTACAAGGTTGACGGTGGTGAGTGTAATGACATTACCATCTCACAGAAACAAGTTGAGATCTTTGACCACTACTATGATAAGTACAAGAAAGATCTAATTAAAATTGTTCAATCAAAAGGAACAGCAAATCCAAAATTATGGAAAGGAGTGGAGAAAGATGTCAAAGGGGTTTGATATTAACTTCGAAGGTCTTGATATGAGCCAAGAGGATGTTCAAGTACTTGTCAAGAAGTATAAGAAGATCAAGAAGTATCAGAAGTCTTCACTCTTCGCAGTGAAGAGTATGGATGGTACAGAAGAGATCGTTTCTAGAATGGTAGAGGAAGCCCGTGAAGGAGGTTTCTGAATATGATAGAGGAGGTAGACCAGTCACACCTGTAAACCTCCTGTTATTGATCAGTGAACTTGAAGGTAGTTCGCAACACCTGAAATACATGGGATTTAATGATGACGAAGAAACGATCAACGAAATCAAAAAGAGGTTTTACAGAATTTACTTTGACCTCAAACGATCCCTACGACAGACACAAGTATAAATTAAGGTTTGTTGGAACAGATAAGGCTATTATCTTCGATGACTATGAAACCATGAGAGTATTTTGGTTCCAACACTCTGGTATGAAAAGACCTTGTGTTGTTGATGTAATCGATTAAACTTTGTTAAATAAATATTCGAAAGGTTAGTAGAATATGCTATCGACCAAGTACCGGCTTCGACTTGAATTTATCTGTAAGTGTATTGCTAGTGGTGAGCAAGTAAAACTAGATGATATGGTTTGGGCACAGAAACTTGCTAAGGCAAATACATCTGCTAATGAGATGTTAAAGAAAGCACGAAGACAAGCAGCACAAAATATTGAAGAAGGAAGCACTGACGATTTTCTGAATAGGATGGGTTTAGGAGACCCCGATCCATCCAATCATAAAACGGGGTTCAGTAGTGCTGATGATATCAAAGACTGGTTTAAACAAGACAAACCTAAGGATTGGAGACAACGGGACTAATGCAATCAGTAATCTATTCAAATAAAAATCAAGAGTGTGAGAGAGCTATTATGCTTCTTTCAAATGTCCATGAGGATTTTCATGAGTATATTCTAGATGAAGATTTTACTGACAAACAATTTCATGCAGAGTTTGGTGATACAGCAGAGTATCCACAGATTTCTATTGGGTTGAAACATAGAGGTGGGTTGAAAGAAACCCTTCAGTTCATGAAAGATAACAATATGTTCTAACCTTGACATAAATAGTACAGAAGTGTTATTATAACACTGTCGTTCATCAGAGGGAGACCTTTGACGCAAGTAAGTTGACTCGGAACGGAGCGTTCATCCTATGGTTGATTTCTTTTTATATACAACACTTAGTTGTTCCGATGCCGATAGCATTATGCTACGGATGAGGAGAAATAATGATCTTAACGCTGAAGTTAGGATTGAGTTGGTAGAGATTCTAAAAGAATCTACACCCGAGTGTCCATGGGACGCAAAAGGCAACTGAAGGAACGGGGCCTAAAAATCCAACTACTTCAGGAGTATCAAATGAAAGTCACGTATCGTGGTGTGTCGTATGACACAGTTGAATATCAGAACAGACCCCAAGTTACTAAAAAAGTAACTGAAGTCTATCGTGGTATCAATCACACCGAAACTGTAAAAGTGGAGGTATCGAAATGAATATACTTGCCATCGAGCAAAAGAGAATCCTTAAGAAGAGAGCCATCAAACAGGCTCAAATCTTAATGATTAAAAAAGAACTTGTTTGTTCTAACAACAAGTGATATAATTAAGG